GTCCCATCTACCACCATGCCCCAAACTCCCCGTGCTCAATGCCGCCGTAGAGGTTTTCCACGTCACTGATCACGCTGGGCAGGCTCTGGCGGCACAGCTCCAGCTGTTCCAGAAACGTCTTCCACAAGAAGTTGGCTCTCCTGGGGTCCTCCTCCAGTAGCAGCAGACCTGCCAGACCGTAGGGCAGCGCCCCGGTGCAGACCCGCTCATCCAGCGCCACCTCATCCGCCATCTCCGTCACCTTGGGGCAGATAGGCCGCTTGCCGCCCGCCGCATCCAAAGCGTCCCGGTAGTTGTCGCTGTACGGAAATGCCCGGTCTAAAACGCTGTTCAGCAGGGAAACGGTCCGCAGCTTGTACTCCTTGGTGTCCGCCGTGTCCGTGGAGCCGGTGGATTCGTTCTGGGAATCCATCAGGTGGATGGCGATGTCAAAAATCTGCTGTACCGTAACCGCCATATCACACCTCCCGCCCCTTCAGGCTGGCTTTCATGGTGTTCAGATCGTAGGTCATCAGGTTGTCAATGCCCTGCTCCACGCTTTTCTGCCGGTCCGTAGGCTCCTCCGCCTCCGGCTTCTCCGGTTCCGTGGGGGAGGGGGCTTTGATCTTCCGCAGCAGCCGCAGGATCAGCACTGCGCATACGGCAGCGCCTATGCTGGCCGCACCGCAAATCAGAGATAAAACCAAAATCAGGCCGTTCACCTCGCCGCCTCCTCACTTGAAGTCGCTTGCGTCCACGCCATCCCCGAAGGTCACGTTCACGCTTATGTCCTGACGGGTCTCCTGCTTGTCCTGATAGCCGCCCAGACGCTTCTGCTTGTTCAGGAAAATGCCTCGCGTCACCATGCCTTTTTCCTGGTAGATGGGGCTGG